CAACGTCCGCAGGGGGTGCCCCTGGACCTGCCGGCGGGCGATCGTGCACCGGATGACCACCGCGGCCCGGCGATAGCGCCAGAGGATCTCGCCGGCGGCGCCGCTGATCTGCACGGCGCCGCTACCGCGACCGCTGCCGTTCGGCGCGCGCCGCCATCAGGGCCGCCGTCGGCAGATCCCACGGGCCGGCGCCGCTGAAGGTGCCCGAGAGCGTCGGCGCCCCGTTCACCGGCACCTCGATCTCGGCCGAGACATAGGCGAGGCCGGAGAAGATGAACGTGGCCTCGCTGATGTTCGGGATCAGCACCATATGCAGCGGCGTCTCGTCGTCGGTCGCTTCGATCACGGCGAGCTCCTCGCTATTCCAGAACCCGCCAATCGTCCCGCTGATGTCGCGCATCCCTGGGACGTAGACCTTGTTGGTGTCGAGGAAACACGTCACCTCGATCATCTCGGTCGCGAGCGACAGCGTCCAGTTGTGGAGGGAGGCCACGGCGGTCGCCGTCGCCTCGTCGACCCCGAGTTTGACTTGGCCTTGCCGGCCCGATTTGATCGCCATCCTGCCCTCCGCGCGTTACGCGCCGTTCACGGAAACCTGTACCCGATAGTGCCCGCCGCAGTGCTGCCAGAGAATCGACGGATCGATCGCGTCGACCTCGGGATACCGGATCCGCTGCTCGCGGTAGACCGCCATCGACGTCATGCCGGCCACCGTCAGCGCCACGTCCTCGAGCACCGCGTCGATCCGCGCCGCCGCCGCCAGCACGGTCGCCGGGCTCGTGTTGAACGAGACGGCCTTCACGAGATACAGCGCGTCCTCGATCGCGCGCTGGCCGAACGTGCCCTGGTCCGCGGCGTGAAAGAGCGACACCAGCACGAACTGCCGCGCGTTGGCGGGCGCCTGGTCGAACCAGACGCCGTCGGGCAGCAGCCCGCTGAGCGTCGCATCCCCGGCCAGCACCGCCAGCAGCGCGTCGTCGATCGCGCTGCTGTCAGGCGGCACGGCGCACCGCCAGGCCGTTGCGGATCAGCAGCCAGCCGAGATCGTCCATCAGCCGCCCGCGCATGGTGATCATCTGCGGCACGAACGCCCGCCCCGGCGGCGCCGCCGGCATGAGGCCGGTGTTGTGGCGCTTGCCCTCGGCCGTGATGTAGTGCCGCGCCTGCGTCCCGTATTCGTAGAGCCACGCATGGGGCGCCTTGTTCTTCACGACCCAGCGCACGCCGTACGGGGAGAGCGGATGCGTCGCCTCGGCCACGACGCCATCCTGCAGCTTCCCGACCCGGCGGGGATAGCTGGCGCGGATCCCGCCCGCGGCGTTCAGGGCATGGCTGCGCACGAGGGCGCCGGCATCGTCTTTCAACTCGTCCGGCAGCTGCCGCAGGCCGCGCTTGAGCTCCTCGAGCCCGACGATCCGGAACGTGGCCGCCATCAGGGCCGCCCCCTCAGCGCCGCCGCCTGTTCAGGCGTCAGCACTTCGGCCGCGATCGCGACCGTCTCGACGTGCCGCTCGTCGAGGTCGCCGACCGACACCACCAGGAACACGCGCGCCCCGAAGAGGATCCGCGACGCCGTGGTGAGCGTCGGGTGATAGCGCCCGCGCAGCACGTGCGTCGCCGCCGCCAGCGACGTGCCCGCCGTCACGCGCTCGAGGGCGCGCGCGGACGCCGGCGCGATCGCGCAATCCCAGAGCGGGGGATCGGCCGGCGCCCACGTCTCGGTATAGCCGCCGTGCCCGTCGGGGGTGACCGGGTGCGGCGTCTCGACGCTGACGCGGTGCCGCTGCGTGCCGACGGGGGCGGTGATCATGCCAGGGCCGGGGTCCGGAAGCGCGCCAGGAGGCGTTCGATCGCCTCCCACACCGCGGCGTCAAAGTTGTCCGGTGCGAGGTCGTCGCCCCGGTGTTCATACAGTTCGGCCAGGAGGTAGAGCGTCGCCGCCTGGACGGGCAGCGGCGCCGTCGTGTCGCTCCACGTCGCATCGTCGGCGTGCTTCAGGTAGTCGCGGATCACCGCCGAGGCCTGCGACAGCTTCGCCTGCACCTCGGCGTCGTGCGCGGCGTCGAGGATCCGCAGATGCGCTTTCGCGTCGGCGATCGGGACGAGGTCGATTACGGCCATGGAGCGAGCGCCGCCGTCAGGAACGCCAGGCCAAGCGGTTGCAGGCCCACCTTCGACGCGATGCCGAAGGCGGCGGCGCCGAAACAGAGCAGCGCCAGGAGGTAGAGCAGTAGGCGGAGTATCAACACATCAGCCCTCCCGGCGCACGTCGCGCCCGTCTTTCCCGCGTTTGACAATCAGTTTCCAGTCGCCATTGGTCCCCGGTTTCGCCGTCGTCTCGGCCAGGCACAGCCAATACGAGCCGTCGTGCGGCACCCCGTCACGCGGGCTGTACGTGAGCCCCAGTTCGTATTTCTCGCGCGGGTTGATCCCCGGCGGGCCGGGCTCCCCGGGCGCGCCTGGCGGCCCTGGAGGGCCCGACTGGGGCGGCCGGGTCTCCAGGGCTTCGAGGCGGAGATCGAGCGCCGCCAGGCGTGCGACGACGGGCCCGAGCGCCCCTTTGAGCGCGTACTCGACGAGCGCGACCAGGCGTTCGGGCGCGGGCATCAGACCGCGCTCCAGTCCTTGCGATAGAACGCCGCCTCGAGCGCGTCGCCGTCCTCGAGTTGGGGCGCCGGCGGCGCCGGTTTGCTGAAGGGCTGATCGGCGTCGCGCCCCGCCAGCGCCTCGAGCGAGTAGTACTGCTGCTGCATGTAGGGCGACTCGCCGCCCGCCACGGCGCCGAGGCCGTAATACTTCCGCCGCGCCTCATTCGGCGACACGGCGCCCGACCCGATCGCGCCCTCGGCCGCCTTCGTCTTCGTCTCGTGATCCAGCCAGATCAGGTCGTCGATGTCGAACTCGGTCCCGTAGCTGTTCCCAAAGTCGCGCCCCAGCCCGAGCCCCTTGTCGAGCGACAGCTCGATCCCGGTGAAGAGCGCCTGCAGGCACTGCGAGTAGTACTGCTGGAACATCAGCGACGGATTGCCATAGGCCGGCGGCGCGCCCACGTAGATCATGAACGGCGGCACGTGGAAGCAGGAGCACACGGTCTCCGCCGTCCATTTGAGCTGCTCGAGGAGCTGCGACTCGACCGCCGACATCGTCATCGCTTCGTACTTCAGCCCGTGCCCGAGCACCGCGACGCGCCCGGCATTGACGCCGGTGAAGCTGGTCTCCCAGCGCTCTTTCAGCATCGCCGCCTGCGTGTCGTCGATCGCGCCCGCCGCGGTGAGGATCCCGCCGGGCTGGCTGCCATTCGCGAAGAACTGCGACGAGCTGCCCTGGATCGCCTGCGCCTGCCCGGTCGACAGCGCGCAGCCGTAGAGCGGCGGCGTCCCCACGAGCGGATGAAAGAGCCCGACCATCGCGTCGTGAATGATCTCGGTCGCCGGCACCACCACGCCCTCGAAGCCCTCCGTCGGCGGCAGGCCGAGGCCCGAGAGATCATCGCGCCGCAGTTCGTAATACACCGCGCCGTCCGGCGTCACCAGCGGCACCACGCGCGTCGGGTCGAGCACGAAGAGCTGCACGACCACCCCGCGGGCGTCGCGCTGTTTCAGCACGTAGGTATTGCCGGCGCGCAGCTTCGACACGATCCACTGCTCGAGGAACTTCTGGATCGTCTGGTAGCGGTTCGGGGTTCTGAGCACGGGGGAGAAGGCCGCACTCTCGGCCGTGTGCCAGATCCCCGCGTCGTCCTCGTCGACCAGGCGCAGGCCGACCTTCCCGATGTCGGAGGCGATCAGCGTCGTGCAGGCAAAGACGGCGAAGTTGGCGAGGGCGGTCTCGGCGCTGATCTCGACGTTCTGCTGCCAGGCGCCGGTGTAAGGCTCGCGGACGATCGTGCGCCAGCCGCCGGGGTTCCGCACCGGCGTCGCCGGCGGCGCCGTCCGCACCCGGCTGATCTCGTACCCGAAGACCCGCATCGGCGGCCTTAGCGCCGCCGCTCGGCGTGCCGGCGCACAGCCTCCGGATCCGGCAGCGGCTCGGGCGGCGGCGTCCAGCCCTCGATCGAGACGAACCCGATCCCGTAGAGCGTCTCGGCGAACCAGCGCTCCTCGACGGGATAGGTTTCCCCTTCGGGGTGAATCACCCCGTTGTCGGTGTGGTAGATCCGCGAGGTGACGTCGAGCGTCTCGCCCTCGCGCGGCGCCGCACCCGTGCGGTCATCGCCCGGTTTTCTTCCCAGTGCCATGCGTCGCTCCTTTGGGCGGGCGGCTGGACGGGGGGATGTCCAGCCGCCGCGCGAATTGCGCCTGCTCGAGGGCGGCGACGTGGGCGGCGTCGACCTCGATCGTCTCCCCGGGCTGCGGGTAGGCGCCGGCCCAGTAGCCGGCCCGCTCGACGCGCATGGGCACGAGGGCCATTACGCGCTGTAGGTCGCGACGGTGTACTGCACGACGCCGGCGCGCGCTTTCTTCCAGTTGATGAACCGCTCGGCGCGCAGGCCGACGTAGTTCATCTGCCAGAGCGACGTCAGCACGGTTGTGGCATCGGGCACGGCCGAGGGCGCCGAGTCCATCTGCACGGAGGCTTCGCGCGAGACGTCGATCGTCACGCCGCCGTCATCCGCGTAGAGCACTTGCTGCGGCTGCACCAGGGCGACGGTCGTCCCGGCGACCTGCGAGGTAATCGCCTTGTAGCCCATGATCGTCCCGCCCTCCTGGCCCATGCCCGGGAAGAGCGGCTGCCCGAGCGGGTTCAGCGCGTTGGTGAACGCCGCGGCGTTCGTCTCGCTGAGGATCACCACGGCGCCGGCGGTCGAGATCCCCGCGGCGGTCATCGCATTCGCGAGGGCCTGGATGTCGGTGCGCGCGTTGGCGGGCGAGGTGCCCGCGGTCGTGATCGGCGACACGCCGTTCGTCACCGAGCCCGGCGAGACGCCGGCGACCGCGGCCTTCGTGGGGTCGATGAACTCGGCATCGAGGAACGCCGCGATCCCGGCGATCATGTCACGCCGAATGACTTCCTCGGCGTCGGGCGACGAGTTGCGCGCGAGCTCCTCGGTGATCACGATGATCCCGGCGCACTTGGTGATCCCGAGGTTCACCGTCGCGAAGGTCAGCTTCCCGACGGGCTTCGGCGCACCCTGGCCGACCCACGCATACGTCCCGCCGCCGGTCTGCGCCGCAACCGAGACGTTGAAGGGCACCTTGAAGAACCCCGGCACCTTGCCGAGGATCGTCGCCGGCCGCAGCAGCGCGAGGAACTCGTTGGCCAGCGGCGTGAGCGGCGCGAGGGGCCCGGCCCAGGTCGCGTCGGTCGTGGTGCCGGCGGCCACGGCGGCCTTGAGCACGAGGCCGACCTCGGGCGTCGAGTCCTCCCAGCGCTTGGCGTATTCGTAGGCCTGCAGCGGCACGCCGCGCGACATGGCCATCGCCTGGCAGTAGCGAATGAACCCGGTCCCCTGCGGGACGTTGGCCTTCACCGAGATCACGCCGCTGCGCAGGTCGGAGCCGGCGCGCACGGTCGTCGCGGCCGTGATCGGCGTCGCGGCGGCGAGCTGCAGCTTCTCGATCTCGCGCGCGCGGGCCAGGTGGTCGTCGAGCGCTTTCACGTCGGCCTTGAGGCCGTCGTATTCGGCGGCGCCCGACTCGTCGAGCGTCTGCTGCTGCTCGTTGGCAGCGTCCATGATCGCGATCATCCGCGCGGCCTTCGCGGCGCGGCTGGCTTCGTAGCTTTTCACTTGTTCAGCGGCAGTAGCTGGCATGGGACGTACCTTGACGGGCGGGCTCACGACGCTGAGCGGATTAGGGCCTGACGCGGCCAAAGACTTCACGGTGAGGATCGAGGCGTGCATGTTGGCGGGGATCGTCACGAGCGACAGCTCGACGACCTCGCACTTGAGAATTTCGGCGGTGCCGTCTTTCGCCAGGCGGATGCCGTTATCGAGAATGCGGAAGCCGATCGAGACGCCGCGCATCAGGCCCGACTTGACCGACTGCCAGGCTTCGTCGATGCGCTCGCGCAGGGGGCCGGGCTCGGCGATCTCGGGCAGCGTCGCCTCGAACGGGATCCCGGCGTCGGTCGCCAGGCCCAGGATCGCGGTCCCGATCGGGTACCGCTGGTCGTGGCAAAGCAGCAGCGGCAGGGGATTGCGGAAGCTGACGCCGGCGGAGAGCACGCGGTGGTTCTGGCGGTCCAGGTCGGGGGTGGTCGCGAACCCGGCGAACGTGCGCCGGGCCGGATCGAAGGCCTTGACGGTGAGCAGGCTGTAGCCCCGGTCCATGTGGTCCGGGCAGTGTCAGCCCCAAGCGGTGGGGGTGTCTATTTTAGATATCTGGGCGGGCGGGGATCGAGGGCGCGGCGGATCACTTCCGGCACCGATACATGGGCGCGCGTCGCGCGTTTATAGACGGCGTCATACTGCCGTGACTTCAACGTCAGGCAGACTTTCACCGTCGGATCGGCCGGATCGAGCGGCGGGCGACCGCGGCGTGTGCTCATCGTCCAAATACCAGCAGCTGATACGTCGGCTCGGCGGGCCGCGCGATCCGGCGGGCATTCGCCATGACCAGCGCGGAGGGCCCGTCGATCTTGTCTTTCGCGGCGTCTTTGTCGAGGCGCACGGCCTGCTCCCGGCCGGTGCGGAGGACGCAATTATCCATCATCCACGACAGCAGCGGGTTGTCGCCGTGCGCGATCGTGCCGTCGGCGATCAGCTTCGCCAGGCTCTTGATCCCCTCGTTTAAGGCGAACCCCTGCGGGGTGTCGACCATCTGCAGCCCGGCGCCCTGCAAGTGCAGCGCGAGCTGCCCCGCGAAGCGCTTGTCGTAGGCGATCTCGCGCACCCCCGAGGCCCGGGCATCGGCCAGCACCGCGGCCTCGATCAGGTCCAGGTCGGTCGTGTCGCCCTCGGTGAGCTCGAGCAGCCCGGCGCGGATCCACTCGGCATAGGGGCGGTTCGGGTACTTCTG